CTGCGAGCGGGTCAGCTTGTGACGCTCGATGATAAAATCGCATTCATTAATCGTGTAGCCGTCCGGGTCTGGGTAGAAGTCCCAAATAGACGTGTGAGATACTTCTGGCACGGTGCGCAGGGTTGGGTTGTACTCCCCCTCATCGTCCCAGTTTGGGTACTCTTTTGTAGATGCAAACGGTCCTTTGATAATGCCAGTTCCAAAAAGCGCGCACTCGAAAGCAGAGTAGCGCAGATGAGTGGAGGCATGTGATTCCTCTAGCTGATCTTTGATTTGTTTTTCCATCTTTTTTGCGGCGATCATCGCTGGATGGAAAGTAACAGAGGACTGCGTTTTGCCTTCGCCTTCACGTAAATTTGGCACATCACCCAGTAGATCTTCTAGTGGGCCGAGACGCTCCTCCAACGTCTGTTGAGTTGCGCCGGGTGGCAGCGGCTGTCCGTCCCCCTCGTAACCGTATAAATCAACAGGCTCTCTCCCCGTGTCTACATCCGGTGGTTCTTTCGGGTCAAAAGATACGCTTTCAGCAACCCCTTCTGGAAGGATAGATGGCTCGATTGTGATTGGAAATGTATCGTTAGCTAGTAGCACGTCAACAATTTGACTATAGGCGGCTAACACTTTAGTTTTTGTTACTTTGATAAAAACCCGAGATTTTTCTGTTTCTAGAAATTGCACATCGGCGTCATAAACGCCGCGATAATTTTTGTAGGCTTTTATCCATTTAGATTCTTCGGTGTATCGCGCATCCTCTGCACGATTGAATTGCTTGCGGACATAGCCAGCCAAGCCATTCATCAAGCGGACATCGTCGCTATCTACTTCGATAGGGTTGCCGTCAGTGTCCACGGAGGACATGTCGTTGTAAGCCATCTCTGTTCCTTATCAGTAGCCGAAGACTTGGTCAGCCGGTTGAAACTTTTTTAAACTTTCTGTCGGTTTTTCCAAATCGAATATATTACGAGCGATAGGACGCGAACTAATTCCATATCGTAACGCATCGTATAAATGATCTTCGGCGTTCGTGTCTATGTCTTCCGGATTTTTTTTGTCGAGAGGTAAAACAGGAAGCTGGGCAACAGTATTCACGCAGTTTGAAAAAAAGGTAATGCCTGGCTCGCCCGTGTCACTGTCAACTTGGAGCAACCTATGTAGCTCGTTTTTGCCGCTAACTCGCGTCCCTTTACTTCTATCTGAAGGACGCCATCTGCACCCAGTCAAAATCATTTGTTCTGCCAAAGAGGGGCCAGTATCACCTCGTTTGTGCCAGCAGCTTGAGTCTAAAACACCGTAAGATATTTTACCGTCGTTTCGCTCTAACTCTAAAATCATACGAGCTAGATCAACGGCTAAGACTTTGCTTACATACAACTCGCGATATACAATCAGCGTATTTTCTGGTGTCACTGCAAACCATAAAACTGCGCTATGTGAGCCGTACCCGTAATCGCATGCTCTGAATTTACGCCAGCCATAAGGAATGTCATAAGGTTCAGTCACATGGACGGTTCTGTCAAACTCTGTAAAGGCCGCCCCTTCGGCAATGTCCCAGTTACCCTCTAGTAACTGCCTCCGCTGTGTCTCAGGCAGAGACAGTAGCATCGCTTCATAATCACCGCTTTCGTAAAGATACGGATTGTCTTTCAACTGTGCTGGTATAAAACGCCGACGAAAAAGAGGCTTACCCGCCTTGCTATGCCGTTGCGGATACTTCAACACCTCCCCGGTTTCTACATCCGTTGCCCAAAAAGATTTACCGGGCGTTGACGGGGTAATGAACATTTTGCGGACCCAGGCGTGACCGGGGCCGCCTGGATTGCTAGTAGCCCGCATGTACAACTCTATCTCCGGATCCGTAGAACGTAGGCGAGACCGGAGATAATCCCACGCAAACGGCGTCGGATACTGTGTAAGCTCATCGAAACCCACCCACGTAAAAGACTGACCTTGGTAACGAAGAACGTCTTTATCTTGCTCAAGATACGACATCCAAATCCGCGCACCCGAAGGAAAAGTCCATTGGCTTTTTCGCTCAGACCACTTGGCGCCGGGGACAGCTTTTGGGTAAAGCTCTGTAGATTTGTGTATAAGCTCCCTAAGCTCATCGTTGGTTCTCCTTAAAATTAACGCGACATGATTGGGATTGTCAGTGTAGCGCAGCGGGTCAATCAAAAGAGCGTAAGATTTACCAGAGCCCGCACTGCCTCCATACAAAACTTCTCTTTCCGGCGCCTCGAAGAACTCCTCCTGTGGTCCTGGGTTCGGCTGAAAAATGTAGCGGACTGGGAGTTCATCGGGCTCGGGCGTCTCCTTCGTCGAGGCTTGAGATATCAACGGGCGGGACGCGGTCTTCTTCGGCGACGTAGATGAGGCGCGACTGGATGAGTTTTTCTTTTTCCGCACACTCTTTGGCTTTGGTGGCGTAATAGTGGTAGAGTTTGGCAATGTCTTTTCGCTTCTTTTCTGATCGGACAATCTTATGTAATCCCTGGAAAGATATTCGGCGTCCTGTGGTGGCTGATAACCAACGAGCTACCTCTCGAAAGCTGCATGTTTTTAAATACTCTTTAGCTTGTTCTAGCGCCTCTAGTTGCTCTTCGATTGGGTTTAAGATATCTGGGTCGTCCGGATCCTGCTCGTAGCCAAAAGGTATTTGTCTACTGAAACGTGGTATTGGGCGCCACCGAGGTTTTTTCTCAGTCATCCTCTTCCTTCGGTTTTTTAGGAGGTAAGATAAACAAACCCCCAGAGTCAGCTTGGACGGCAACCTTCTCAGTCTTAACGATGCCTACTCTGTCTAACACTTCTCGGGCCGCGTTGATGCGATCTCGATTTCCAAGAGCGGTGGGGTCGTCTAATACGCCCGTCATTGCCATGGCGGCTCGCGGGCCGTTCGACGCCAGAAAGGTCTGAGTGACCTCTAAAATTTCTGTTTTCAAACGCCGCACTATATCAATTGATTTAGTGTTTTTGCTGTAGCCAGCCACGTCCATTGCCGCCCGGATATTCCCCTGCGCCTCGCCTACTAAAGCGTCTAAGAAAACTTGCTGTTGCTCACTTAGATTTTTTTGCTGCATTCGATTTAGTCCTAGCGTTTCTACGGGATATCCCAGCTTCGGATAGCGCAATAGCTATCGCCTGCTTCGGGCTTTTTACTTTTTTTCTCGATTGTCCTACAGTCAGTTTCTTATTTTTAAACTCCCGCATAACACGGGCGACTTTGTTTTGTTGTCGTTTGGTTGGACTGCGAGCCATATATCGATCTCTGCTAATTAATATTTAGCGTTTTTGGTGCCGCGTAGCACGCCCCGCTTGGTGAATAGACCACCGCCCCGCGCCATCTTTTTGGTAGATTTTAGATAATCGTCCAGCGTCTCCGACTGCTTGCCATGTAATTTAGATGCTTTAGCGAGTTGGCCGGCGACTTTTTTTACTTTTTTGATAGTCATTTCCTAAACTTCCTCGTTTTCGCTGCGATTTTTTTCGGCTGCTTAACAAACTGCTTTCCGGCTTTGGTGCCTTTACGTTTAGCACGAGTTGTAGCAGCGTACTCAGCAGCACTAAGTGACTTGATCGCCTTTTCGGGTAAGTAGCGTTCACCTGTTTTCCCCGACGGTTTACCGGACTTTGTCCGCCACTTCTGCTTAGTCCAATCCTTTAAACTTTTTTGTGACTTAGCTAACGCCATCAACGGCCCCGTTCGTCCATGAATTTGAGTTGTGTTTCGACCACGGACAGACGACGACGCGTCTCTGCCATGTGGTCACCAATCGCATGCAAACGTTTCATCTCTTCAAGCACATTCTCTAATGTGCGAGCATGGTCTGCCACATCGCGCTGTAGGTTCACGTTCTTTTCGATAGCCATGCGTGAGGCGACTGTGCCTACTTCTTTTTTCAAAATCTCTACCGTCTGTGCTTGTTGGCTGACCCACCAGATGATACCGCCCGCCTGCAACAAAACGGTGACAATCAGGGCCAGCGGAATCTTGTTGTCGAAATTCATTTCTTCCGCGCCTCCGTTTTCTTTTTCATTTGATTAATAAATTTACGGTAGACGGCAGCCGGTCCCGTTTTCTTGGCCACCCTCGCCCGCTGCTCCATAGC